ATGAAAGCACGACCACAGCTGTCTATAGCTCTAGCTAGTTATAATGGGGAGCGTTATATAAGCGAGCAGCTTGATAGCATCATGCGCCAAACCCGTCTCCCAGACGAGTTGGTAATATCTGATGATGCCTCAGTTGATGCGACGCAGGAAATCATAGCGGACTTTATCCGGCATGCACCCTTTCCTGTACGAGTCCAAGCAAACAACGAGCGACTTGGTTCGACGCGCAATTTCGAAATGGCGATCCGCGCATGTCGAGGAGAGATCATTTTTCTTTGCGACCAGGACGACGTTTGGTATCCCGAGAAAATTGCTGTGATCGAAGCATGTTTCATAGACAACCCAAGCGTGGGTATTGTCTTTTCTGATGCCGATGCGGTCGATGAGAATTTGAATCCGCTAGGGTTGCGACTATGGAAAGCAGTGCGATTCAGCCTAAGAGATCAGGCACAAGTTGCAGCCCTTGATGCATTTTCGGTACTGCTTAAACGTTATATCGTGACGGGTGCGACCATGGCTTTTCGTTCCACTTACCGAGACCTCGTGCTGCCTTTTTCTGAGATGTGGATCCATGATGCGTGGATCGCCATGCTAATCGGCGCAACATCTGATGCGGCTGCGCTGCCAATACCATTGATCGCTTATCGACAGCATAGCGGTAATCAAATAGGCATACGCCGCGTCAAGAATCGAGGTATAACGTGCGCCGCACTGTATGGTCCACAAGTTCTGCGTTACGAAGCCGCGCTAGCGCGGCTATTGGAGTGCACGGATCGTTTTCCAAAAAACGCGTACAACGCACATCGTCTTAATGAGGCGCTAACCTTTCTGCGCGTTCGCGCCGCGCTGCCAGAAGCCCGCTGGCGCCGGTTACCAGAGGCCCTGCGTGAGCTCGTCTTACTCAATTATCATCGCTACGCATATGGATGGAGAAGTTTCCGAAGGGACCTCTTACGCTAGCAGATCATTGATAGAATCCTTGGTAAACTTTATTAAAATAATTCGTCCCACTAGGTTGTCCATGCCTTATTACCTCGCTAGGTTTCCATTCACAAGGTGTGGTAAGACTATTAACCTGCCGATGGTTGAACATGATGCCGCGCGGTTGTGAAGGTAATTACAAAAGTATCAAACGATAAACATATTCATTTAAGAATCTGCGAAGCATGGATTTGCGCGCCGCGCTACGGCAACAAATTTCCGATTATTAATCGGTCTGAATACTCGCGGGAAAAAACTTTTTTGCTAAATTCTTTAGGTCGATATTTTTTTCTTCACCTTTTTCAAGCCTAAATTTCCAAATATTATTATCCACGTCAATCTCCAATGGATCAGCCAATAATTTTACACCCCCTTTTTCCAAGATTTCCCTGGCGCCTTTCGCATCCCCGTTTAACAAGAAATGCAATGCATCAGGGATAAGACTTTTCTTGGCGGCGTAGACCTGGTTCATCCATGGCGCCATCTCTTCCAGAAGGCCATATTTCTCATAAACGCCTGCCATCCGCGTCAGCTCATCCGGGTCTTCCGCAAGATTGCTGGTCAACATGCGCATGCCGATCATTTCATCGGATGACATCGTTGGCTGCGCTGCTGGCTTGTGCCGGCTGGAAAGTCCCGCAGCTCTTGTGTCAGCAACCGCAGGCATTTGTGCGGAAATCTCGCTCAGCCCCGGCGCTGTGGATTGCAATGGCTGAGCAGTTGAGCCCTGCTGATTACGCTGCCAGCCCGCAACTATTTCGTCGTTGGCGTTTCGCAGCCGGTTCCGCTTTTCGCTGTCGAAACCAGCCTGTCCCATTTTTACCTGATGCAATTCTGTTTTGCGCAGACCGGATTCTTTCCGTTCGCTGAGATATTGTCGCCGCAAATTGATATCCTGCCCCGCGCCCAAACCTTTTGCGAGTCCACCCGCAAATGCACCCAGTCCGTTAATCATGCTCGACCTCCCCATTTTTTTTACGTGCTGCGCGGTTGCGCTTCAGCATGGCCAGGCTTCCGCTATTGATTCGATGGATAAAATCCTCCCCTACCAACTCTGTGGCTTCCTTATTCAATACTGCTTCGCCGTTGGATAAACGGATAGGCTTGATCCCTTCAATGCTTGCCAGGATGGAATCGCTCGTGCCGGTGCCCGGGCCTTTTATCATACCGCCCTTCATATAGCCCTTGCGCTTCAGTAATCCAGGACCATAAGGGGTTCCGTTTTTTATGATGCCGCCTTTGCGAAGCCCTGGCCCCATCATATAAGCGCTCCCTAGCGTTCCAACAAGGCTCCCTAATCCTTCCAGCGCGGCCGCCTTGTTTTGCTGCTGTTGCTGCCATGCGCCCAGCAGGCCCTGGTACTGATTCAGCATTGTATTGCCCGCTGAGTTGTTGGCCCCGGTAGCTCCACCGAACCAGCTCTGTGCCGCGTTCATGCCGGCGTTATGCAGCCCCGCCTGGGTGGCGAGGTTTCCTGTGGCTGAGTTACCGGCGTTCAAAGCGGCTGCATCCGTCGCTATCCCTGTGGTGGGCATATTGCGCCCGAATTGCGCCGTGCCTTGCCGCATGGCCATGCCCTGCAGCTCAGTATCCCGGCGCGCCTTGTTCATGGCGCCTGCCGTATCTTTGGCCAGCCCCAGATTGGTTTCGTGCGCCAATGCCTGAAATCTGCCGGAATTCGGGTTGATGCCCATGCGCTCCATCGAGCGCTGGCTGGCATCCCGCACAGCCTGATAGCCGCGTACGACATCGCCGCCCGCCTCTGCCGCCATCCGGTCTTTGCGCGCCTGCGAGTCGAACTCATTGGCATCCTTGACCATGCGCTCCTCTACGGGGGCGAACAGATCGCGGTAAACCTGCCATTGCGACTCCGCACGGGCGGCATTGGCATCGCCCGATGCAATCTGCTGATCAACAATCTTTTGGATGAGCGGGTCTTGCACGCTGGCTCTATCCCTTTCCCACTCGAGCTGTTGTTTCGCTACATCGAGCTGCTGCTGCGCGATATCGGCATTCTGCTTCGCTGTCTGGCCGATCAGTGGATCGGGTTTCGGCGGTTTCGAGCTACACATTTTTAACCTCCAGTATTTTATTCAATCCATTTTCCACATGGCGATAGCCGAGCAGGCGGAAGAACCGCGCCGCCTTGTTGGCCGTCTTCACGGTAATATTGATCTCGCTTGCGCCGATGAGCCGCATCGCATTTTCCGCATATGCCACAAAATGCCGGGCAGCCCTCCCCTTGCGCGCTTCAGGCAACAAATAGAGCGTGTCTTCCGTGGCAATGATGGTTTGCGTATGTGCGCTCCTATCCAGGTACATGGCACAGTTGCCCAATAATCTCCCTCCGCGTCTCAGGGTCAAGAGAACATACCGCCCGGCACGTTCATAACGGATGAAGGTCTCGTAATCCGGATTGAACGGCAGTCCATGCCGATGCGCCTCCGTCTCATCCCAATGCGCCCGGTGGAGCGGCTTTATCTCCTCGCCGATGTTCTCTATACGCTCAAGCGAAAATATGAAATCCTCATGATCTTCGGGCTCGATCCGTTCAATGACGCTTGCCGGTATCAACGTGCCAATCCGGCTGGCTGCAACGCAAATATCTGCCGCCAACCCGGGTAGCAAGGGCAAGCCCATGTTTGCCTTGAGCAAAGCAATCAGTTCTGTATTCATCAGCTATCCAGTCTAGTGATTATGCGTTCTACCGCAATGCGGACGTCATTGGTATAGGCATAGAGAGCCTCGCATTCCGCTCGGGTAGGTACGGCAGAGAATGTAAGCGCTCGAAATGCGGGCGGCATTATTCTGTTTCCCCGCCGCCCGGTCAGTAGCTCGATCATGGTTTTCAGCCATTCCGGCGTTCCCGCGGGTATGCCCGGTTTCTTGATGCGTAGCGTTGCCGCCATGCCGGTACTCAACGCAGCTTCGACGACAATCCCATCGCTGATGGCGCCTGTGCCGGCTTTGCTACCTTGGCTGGGAAAGGAGACAACAAGGGTGTGTGTTTGCGTAATGATCGCGGGACCGGCAGCGTTGCCCTGAACCGCCGGTCCCGCTTCGAGACCTCCGTTGTCAATACGCAGGGAGCCCTCGGTAATTGTGTTTTCCTGTGCAGGCGCGGCGGCAACGATGACATGAGTTTGGGTTATCGCAGGCGCGAAGCATGCCTGTCCCTGTGTTTGCTCTGACACGATCAACATCCGTGCCTGTGTTACCGCCCCGGTGCCGGGCGTATTGGATTGGGCATTCGATACAACGGCTAGGACCTGATCCTGGGTAATGGGCCCATCCGCGTTTGACGCGCTGATTTGAACACCCGGTGCAGCGGAAAGAGCTTGATCCTGGATGAGCCTCCCGGCTGTGGCGGTGCCATTTTGCGTTAATGGAGACCCAACCAGCGCATGATTCTGCGCTACTACTCCCATATCGCCGAAATTCACCTGAGCCGGGGTTTCAGCAACGAGATAATGTATCGTATTGCTGCTTTTCCACAGCTTTTTCGGGGAAGCCTTGAATAGCTGCCATGGATTGTCATGGAACGCTCTTGATTCAGCGTCGCTCCAGATTTTCCCGGTATAACCGGCGATAAGTATCGTGCCGCCAAAATCCCAGGAGGTTCCTCCGATATACCGCCCGAGATTGAAATTCTTGTTGCCCGGTCCCCATGCAACGGGTGCCCCGGACCAGGTCAACCGGCTGTCTTTCCCGTCGAGGAAAGCCCTGCACGTTGCCGCCGTGCCGCCCGACACGAGAACAAGGCTCCGGTTTCTGGTGTTGAACCAGGATGACAACGACCCGGTGCTGGCGGGACTGGAGCCAATATGCACCTGCATGGCGGGATTGATCTGGTGACCGACCGCGACAGGAGATGATGCACCGAATAAAATATGCCCATATGTGTCGGCAGCCCCTACGGTGGGACACCAGATGAAGAAGGAGCCGACATTGCTGGTAATCTCCGGATACCCGGTATGACCGTAATAATCATCGGCGCCGTCGAACGTGAATACGTGCCCGTTCTTGTCCCTTTCTATTGCCGCATTACCGCCTGCAGACCATGTCCGGCCTGTCGCAAGGTCAACGGGACCAACGGCTGGATTCCACAGTATGCGTATGCCTTTACCGAGCCCGGCGTAGTCGATCGAGGCAGCGTACTGAGGTTGCTTGTTAAACCGGCTGGGCAGGATTATTACGGACATGTTTAAACAGTCTGGGTAGAAAGACCGGTAATGTCCGCCCGGTAAACGTTACCGGAACTGAGCGCCACACCTGTATCGTTTTTCACGACCAGCTTGAGATAGCGCGTTATGGGCAGACCTTGCAGACTGAAGAATTTCCTGTGTATATTGGTGTCGTTGCAGGGCATTGAACCGATCCAATGCAAATCTGCTTCTTCTGTAGCGGTTGTGCCGCTTTCCGGCCCGCTACCAAAATTAGTATTGTCCAGCGATAGCTTTGCGAACAAAATGAGTTGCCTGTTGCCGGCAGGGGTCCCGTTCGGGTCGCATTCAACTTCCAAAGTAACATCGAGTGGAATAACGGATCCCAGGTCAATTGCTGCCGATGCTATATAGGTTGCGTTCGCCAGTGTTCCCAAATTCAGTAAGGATGGGCTGCGAGCGCCCTGAGTCTGTGTGAAGATTGCCATGATCTGTGTTCCTCGAGAGTTTTCCGGGAAAGCCTGGTCCAACAGGTATAAGCAGGTTTAGGCAGGCTGTGAACTGGTATAAGTCAGACTTGGGAAATTGATGGTATTCCCGCTGGTAATCACCTGGTTGCTGGTCTCATCCGTTACCAGCAAAACCTTGCTGACGCTATCGGTAAAAGCAATATGCAGATCCGGCATTGCGCCCGAGTTGGCGAAAGCCGCTCCGCTTTTGGCCGAAACGCTCAAGATACGTGCCGCGCCATCGGCGCCGGTCAGCGCGTAATCGCCAGAGGCCATGGTAACTTCACAGATCGCGTTTCCGGTTACGGTTGCGTAGCTGTCCGTCGGCATGTAGGTTTTGAGCAAAAGCATGCGGATTGCGCCATTTCTGATTGCATTGAGGCCGCCATCCAGTACATCGGAATGCACATATTTTGCCACTCGATACTCCTTTTTCCATAAACAAAAAAAACCGCCCAGACGAACTGGGCGAATCAAGCTAACTGAGCAGGTCACTTTAGTATTTGCTATGCCTGCTTTAACCCATCCATTGTCTCGGCCAGCACCGCTCCGGTAACCTTCACATTGCCGGATAGCACAATCTCCACGTTATCGGATTTGTACCCGGCGGGCAGCCGGAAAGCGCGGCTGTTACGCACCTGCCCCGTGAATTTCAGCGCACCATCCGCCCATAGCTGAAATTGCAGGGAATCGATGGCAAGCGGCGGAATATCCTGCATGGCATCGCCGCCAATCTCATATTCGGCGAGACAGGAGTCGGCCAATCCGTCATTCATCATCCCGGCGGTAATCAATGCCTGGTTTGCTGCAATAGCCGCATCGTAAGAAGTCTGCGCGGATGCCGCCTCCATTTCCGGCATATCGAAGTCAGCGTCTATCTTCGCCGCTCCATAATTAACGGGAGGCGCAGTGATGAATTTTTTGCTTTTCCACTCGTAGGCAAGTTTGGCCCCGGCATCACCTTCCCATTCGTAAATTTTCCTGTCCACTGCCACATAGAGTTTGCCTGTAGCCGGGTCCGCCCATATTGCGGTGATATTCTGGTTGACCTTGATAAAGGATGCGCTCTCGGCCTTGTCGATCACAAACATGAGGGAGCTATCGTTAGCGGTATAACCCGCGTAGTAGCGGTTATCGGCAGAGGCGCCGATGAATGTGGCAGGGTTCAGCTCTGCCCATTCTCTTTGCGTGAACAGGTTTTTGGTAACAATGTCACTATTCGTTCCAATAATTACCATGCCTTGCGGTGCGGGGTAGCCTATGCCGAATGCAAAGCTCGCCACGCCGCGCTTCGCCATACAGGGCCACGCAACGCCCAATTTTTCCATGCCGCCGCCCATGGTCACCGGGTCAACCCCAGTAATGGTAAATGGGTTGCCTTCGGTCATTCCGACCAACGTGGTGCCGGTAACAGCAATCGCGACGATATCCTGATCGTAGGTTTGGCGATAAGAAGTCGGCCAGGCATAGGGCTTGAATGGCTCGGAGAACAGGACTTCGTTGCCGGCGAAACCAGCGGCAACCCCATTTGCAAGGATCGTAATACCCTTCATGTTCGCAGGCGGCATATTCCAGGTAGTGGAAGGCAGCATTTCACCCAGGGCAACCTCCTCATCGCGGGTTGAATCATCGTACGTGGTGGTAATTGCGGATACCGTGACGACATAGTGATACTCCGCGCCGCCCGAAGTGGTGAGTGTGCGATAAATACGCTTGGCCATGCCGCTCGTATTGTGCCGCGCCACCCGTACCCATGCCCCGCCGGTGGTGTAAACCTGAGTTGTCGACAGCGACACCACGACCTTGTTTGTGGCCGTATCAACACCCACCAGCGCAAACTCGCCATTGAGATCCACCATACCCTCCACGGACGCAAACCTGATTTTCTCGTGCGTCCGAAGCCCATACACCGTATCCAGCGTGATCTCTACCTGTCCCCCAAACGGTATATCCTTCACTGCGCCGGTTATTGACCCGGTATTGGGCGGTGCGGTATCCATGCCTGATAGCGCCCAGGTATCGTCATCCTTGCCGGTTGTTACCGAAGATGCCGGCGACGGTGCGGATTCTTCGCCCCATTGTGTGACAAAGGTATAAACATAGGAACGGGTGACCGTCGATCCGGCGCCGCCGGCGGGCATGACAGCAGGCGGGTTAAGCGGTTGCGCCACGCCCAGCACATAGCAGCCCGATGGATAAGGCCCAGCGCCCGCAGTCGCCAGGTCATATTCCGATGCGCGCGGTTCGCCATCGCCTGTGTAGTAAAAGCGTCGCGATGTATTCCCGGCAACAGGAGAACGGGCAACATCCACATCCTTGTCCCACGCCAGCCATTTTTCATTCCCATCCTTCTCCATGCGAAACATGGAAACGATGTCATTGGCGATGACCGGTGCAAATACCAGACGCGGGCCGTTTATCGGGCGTAAATCGCCGCTTGTCAAATTACAGTTGGTCGCAACCTGAGCCTGGCTGGCCCCAAGCAATTGCTTTGCCAGCCTTGGCACCAACCCGGAAAATCCAGTGATTCTGAAAGCGCTCACTCTGGCAAAGCCTCAATTTTGTGATGATGTTACGTATTGCTGGCCTGATTTCTTTCCTTCGCATATCGCACGCTCTTCGGCCCGCCTCTTTACCAGGCCCGGCAATACTTTTCTGCCCGGCCCGTACTTGAATGCCTCTATACGTGCACATGCTTCCGCATATTTTTCCGCGTTGATCAAGTCGATCAGGTTGGGCGATTTTCCCGGCGAAGCTTTCCGGCAGAATGTAGGGATGCCAACGCTGTAAGCCAGCCTGACAAACGCCTCGTACTCATACTGGTACAGCGGTACGGTCACGCAGCGTTTAACGCCAGCGGCATAGATGCCCTCAATCTCGTCAAGCAACCGCACCAGTGACGGCACCGGCGTAGTCCTGTCGCCCATCCTGACCCCGGCAGTCGTGCCGTAACCAATAGTCGGCACATCGCCGGGCACAGGAATATATGCCTCATCCTTATAGCCTTCATGCACTGCGATCCCCACGAGCGTGGAGGCTGCCAGCACCAATACAGCCATTGCAGACCGGACTTGCGTCGCGGATGATTTAATCATTTCTCGATCCTCGGATTTTTACTGTATTCTTTCACGGCACTCTTGCCGATTGCGGCGGATCTCGTCTGGCATTTTCCGTAATGCAGTCGAGCTTCGCCTTTATCGTCTCTTTCATATCGCCCGCATCCAGGGTGGCACAGGACGCAATTTCGGATGAGGGTGAGGGTAAGGGTGAAGACGATATCCTGGGTTTCGGCTTGCGCGTCTCCGTCCCGTTTCCCAGCTCGGGATGAATGGTGGTGGCGGGCTCCTCCGCCATCTGATGCTCCGCCGGTAGTGGCGCCAGCATGGAACATGACGCCAGAAAGAGGGCTCCAAGCGGATATCTCATTGCTTCCTCCCCCGTGCCCACTGGTCAATGATCCGGTCGAGCTTCTCGTTAAATTCTTTCATCGTTTCCCGTTGCTCCACCCGTACCGATTTGAGCTCTTCGCCCAGGCGCTCATTGGTTCTTTCCTGATAAAGTTCTCCCCGCTTCAAGCTTGCGATATCGTTTTGCACGGAGTTATAGGTCGCAACCCCCGACGCGAGTAGACCCGCTATTGCAATAATCCCGCTAAAGGATAATGTAGAGGTGGACGGCCCGCGCCGTCGCTCCATCTTGTGATCGCTGTCGTCGTCCGCCATGATCAGGACGGGATCCACAAGAGCGCAATGACAAACAGGGCAGCGCCCAGCAGCAGCACCGCCGCCGTCCATTTGGATGCCTTCAATTTATCGAGCAACTTATCGGCACTTGCGTCGACCGCGGCATTTTGCTTTTCCATCTCTTCCTTGATGATCCTGATGCGCTTGCGCTGAAACATGGTCATGGTGAATTCTCCAAAAAATAAACTGAACAAACAGGCAAAGTGGTCCCAGTGATCCCGAAGTGGTCCAAGTGGTTCCATGCTGGTGAGGAGCAAAAAAAAACGCGGCAAAGCCGCGTCATATCGACGAATCTGATCAACTGAATCTGATCAGCTGTGTTACAGGTGGGTTAAGCGTTTTTTATGTGCCTGCCTGCTTACCATTGCATTGCATCCAGCCGTTCTTGGGTCGCATCGTCGCCTGGTGCGACAGGTGGCATGAATAATTGCGACGTAGCGGCAGTCCATCGCTCTATAACTGGCTTGAAGTCCGTTATGCTGTCCAGAGTCGTGTTGCAGCGCCGTCATACTCCCATGTGCCCGCTTATGTTATTCACTGTACGGCGACGTATGGCTGCGGTAACGCCGACAAGTTAACCAGCCTGAATATACCGGCAACTTCGACGACGCCGTTGTCTCGAATAATTGTTATTCGCGTACGTCTGCTTGCTCCAATGATTTGATGTCCGGTTTCCTGCTCGCCGATTGCGCTGCTACCAGCAGCACCTGCTGCGTCTGCGCTCCCTGCTTCACCATTTCGTTGCGGAAAGATTCGGTGGCCGCCACGCCTTTGCGCGATTCGTTGGCCGTGTTGATCATCAGGGTGGGAAGCCATGCAATGGCGCAGCCCCAGGCGCCGCTTTCCCGTCCGGTATTCGTGTCGACGCCGAGAATCTGCACATACCAGGGGCAGCGGTACAGGATAGGCTTCCTGTCTTCGGTTTTGACCTCCTCGCACTTCGCCCCGAGCGGGCAATCGGCAACCCTGGTTTCCATCAGTCTTTACTCGCTATGATCATGTCGATATATTGAACGGCCAGGTTGATGGCTGTGCCAGTAAAAACGTGGTTATGGGAGCCGCCACCACCAGTACCACTATCTGTGACTGGCGTTCCCGTTACTACTCCCCCCCCGCCGCCGCCAGGGTTCGGTCCCGCGCCCGATGTGCCATACACACTGAAACTATGGGTATGAAACGGTATTTGGGCCGAGGTAAGGGTAGTGGCACTGTTCGATCCATTAACTGCCTGCAGCGCGAAGGCGCTGGTAAATGTGACTGAACCGCCCGAGTTTCCGCCGAGGCCACTGACTATTCGTATGGCCTTATTGTCATGTGTGGTTATTTGTGTCCAGCCAACGGGGGCGACAGGCTGAAAAAATGACATGACCGTGCCGTATGGAATAAGCGCGGCAATCGCGGCAGGAATTCCCAATGTTGCCCGTGCCGCCGCCGCCTCTGTATCATCCAGTAACGTTCGGGCAAACGAGCTCAGGTCAGCCAGTGCGGTCGTACCCGCCCCCGTAAAATATGGCAACTTGTCGGCCGATGCGGCCAACCCGCCCAGCGCAATGAGATTCGCGTTTGTGAGTGACTCCTGCAGGGCAACGTTGGTCACGCCAGCCAGAAAATAATCACCAGCCGCCCAGGTTCGTGCGGCGGTGCCATCCAGCCCACGTCCGCCCGCGGAGATCGCAAGACTATCTGTGCTGCGCGCCTCGACCTTTACGATTTCCCGATTGCCTGAGGCGTCCTTGAAAATACCATAAAAATAATCGCCGGCGCCAAGCACCGGGAAGAGAATCCCTTTTCCGGCCTCAACCGTGAAGCTCAACCCCGCTGTGCCGCTTGGTGCGGAACTGACGATAGCCTTGCCGAAATTCGAGAACTTGAGTCCCATGCTTTACCCTTATTATTTGAGCCAGCAGCCAATAGCAGCCTGACATCTCTCCTTCAAAGCCGGAAATCTGGACGTCTTGCTGTCCTCTGCATAACCGAAAATCAGAATGCTTTGGCGTCCTCATTCCCCAAAAACGAGAATCCAGACCGTTTCCCTTATTACTTGATGGTCGGCTCTATACCCCTGGCCATGATTCTGGTTTGCAACCGCGCACGCGTATAACCTCTCGCCACCCGCTGGCCTGCCGCCGCTGTCTTTACCGCGAATTGCTGTTGATGGTATTGTGCGAGTTGAGTGCTTGAGTATGGCTTCTTGGGCGACAGCATCAGCCGCACCAGTGCGCCGTGGACAATCGCTTCGCGGTATTCGTTGAATTGCCCATCTGCTATCCCCATGCTGGCCGGTGAAGGTTTGAAAGCAACAGTCATCGACAACGTACCGGGTGCGGCAGGTGCTGGCACAAGCGTCAAGGAAGCGGCCTCGGCAAGAATGTATGCCGGAGCACCCTTCCGCCCGTTCCGGTTCATGCTGCCCATGCCCGGCTGACCTGGATACAATGCGATTTTTTCTCCATCCAGTGCCGCATGGATAATTAAATGCACCACCGCATCCGCCGGTGGGTTAAAAGCGTATTCCGCCACGCCCGCAGCTACTGGAACATCCGGATGCGTTCCTTGCCAGGCAAGAGATTGCTCGCAAAATGCAATGGCGGATTGGCGCAACGCGCTATCGGCAGCAGCGGATGGGCAACCGGGCAGGTCCGGCATCATCAGATCGTAGAAATCACGCCACAGTTTCATGATTGAGCCTCGGCGCTGAATAGTTGGGCGAACACGGCAGCGCGGCCGGAATTGGCGTGCTCGTCGTCAGTCATTTCCGCTCTGGCCGTGACGTAATCCGCTACGGTTTGTACGTACGCGGCAGATACTGGAAAGACATCGCTCAACACCCCTTCTCCATCCGGCAAGCTGGCGAACTGCCCCACGAACAAGTCAGGCCGGCGCTTGAGGATTTGTAGCACGGCATGGTTGGCTAATGACAGCAACGTAGCGTCTGAATACCTGGCTTTATCCTCATCGTTGAGCGGTATGCGCGCCAGATCGATAACCGATTGGTAGGTGAAAGCCATTTGTCATCCCTCAGTCGGCCATTTCGTGTCTGGAGAATAAGGCGATGACCTTGTGTCGCACCGCTTCTTCACTCTGGCGCTTGCCCAGCCGTTCGTTATAGTGACGTTCGGCATACTCGATCAGTGCATTTTTATCCATGGCGTGGAAGTCGATGACGGGCAGCGGTTCCTCCGCTGCTTGTGATTGCTCAGCGAGGCCGATGCGTTCATTGCTTCCGTTCGCTTCGTCGGCAATCTGCCAGGTGTCGGTAAAGGCAAGCAGTCGTTCGGCCACCTCGGCGGTGACATTACGGACCTGTCCCGGCCGCCAGTTCAACCCTACGCCGTGGATGCTGTCTGTTTTAACTGTAGTGGCAATGTATTTCAGATGCGGCATGTGATGCTCCATAAAAAAGGCGGCCACCTCGCGGTAGCCGCCTGAAATCACGCCTTTACTCGTTTACTGCTGCCTGATGCCTACTTCACTCCCACTGCATCGCCCTTGACGATTGCCGTTACCTTGCCTGGCGCAAAAGACGCCGCCGCTGTTGTAAGCGTGATAGTCAGATATACCGGCTTCTCGAATTTGACCGGCTGAAACGCGAGCGAAGCGCGGCCGGCATTGCGAAGCACGGTATTACCGGCGGCTGTGAAGTACGCATCGCTTGCAGCGGGGCCGTCGTCCGGGTAGACCGGCGCATAACCTGCCTTGAAGGCTATTGCAGGGGTTGCGTTGCTGTCCAGTTTGTCGTTCACGATGTCCACATCGGTTACCTCTATGCCTGCCGGAATAATCAATGGGCGGTAGATGTCGCCTGAGGCCCCTGCTGTGGGCGCCACTGAGCCCCAGGTAACCGCGGTGTTGCCATGGCCGCCCATATGCCGGGCTTTGCTGCTCAAATCTGCTGCACTAAAAGTAGCCATTCATAACCCCCTTTGTAATAATGATGAAGCGGTGCGTTTATAAGGCTGCGCATGGGGAGGTCATCGCTCCTGCGGAAACGGGAACCTGTTCTTCTCCAATTATTGATACAGATCTATCGCACCGCCTGCACTTCGTTTCGAGTCTGAGTTAGAGAGGTATCGCGGAATCGACCGCAATGACGCCGAAGTCTGTCGGCACTTTGGTACCCGTGCCATCATCGACCGAAAACCGCACTTTGCTCTTTCCGCATACTTTCTCACCCATGACTTCCAGGTTGCTTTCAAAGTTATACCAGTGCTCTTTCCAGCCGAACTGCATGCCGCTGACCTTGGTCTTGCCATAAGCGACGCCAAGTGCCTGGGCACCGAGCAGCAAGCCGCGCTCCACGGCGTAACCGGCGGTGAGGCTGCCGTTGACGGCCTGACTAGTTTCGGTAGCGGTCGGCGCATTCGCGGCAGTAACGATACTGGTGTTCTCGCCGGGCATGAAACGGATTGCCCGTTCATTCTTGATCACCAGGATGCCGTTCCACATGCCGACTTCACCGGCAAAAAGCGGATGGCGGGTATCCAGATAGGCTGAGCGATTCATCGCATTCTGTTGAAATGCGCGCAGCGAACCTTCGGTCAGCAGTACCGAGTACTGGTTTGGTGTGGCAAGGAATATCCACATTTTCGAGGTCTGCGCGGCGCGGTCGCCTGGCAGCTTCACCGATTGCAAGGGCTGATCCATGTCGTCCAGGCGCTTGCGCAGTACATCCAGGTGCGAGAGTTTCAGCATATCGGTGGAGACGATCGAGCCGAGCTGCTGGCCGCCCGCAGTCAAATTTGCCCCGTTAACGACGAAATGCCGGTTGTAGGTCGGCGCTTTCACGGGGTTAACCATAATGTCGGCAAATTTATTGCTGGTCTGCAGCGGTATCGTCCAGTCTGTTCCCGTTTGCGAGCCACGCGCGCCTGCCAAATGAACCAGTGACTCCTGCGTATCCAACCGCGGAAAGTAGCCGGATAATTGCGCGAGGGCAATTTCGCGCAACTGGTGCTTGGTGCGTTGCTGTGACATACTGCCACCGGCATCGATCACCTTGCTGGAAAGGTTGATCTTGATTTCCATCGAAGAGAACGAGAGAGGGTCGCCCTTGCCCTCGCGGTTAACGTCGCCCATCAATGGTTCGCCGCTTACGGTATCCACCAGGTCCAGCGAGACAATGTCGCCTGCGCTTTTCATCAGATTGTCGATGCGGACAATAGGCATTCCTGGCTCGGTTTGACCCGCAATCTTTTCCATCGCGGCGGATGGCTCCACTGGTCCGGATAGATTTTCGATCGATGATGCCCCTTTCAGGGTGTTGGCGAAGAGCGCGGCGCTATAATGTTTTACAGCGACCGAGCTTCCGCTTGCTACGTTTGTTTCAGCCATTTCATTATTCCTTAATCAAGTTCGGCTCTCAGGGCGGCGGCTTTTTGCGATGGCATTTGCATCAACTTTCGAGCCAGTTCATGCGGGCTCAGATTGTCGATCTGCTCTCGCTCGGACGCCGGATTTGCACCGCCTTGAATATCCGACAGGGTTGTGGGTTTCCGTACTGGAGCACTCTCAAGCCTTGCTTTCGCGTCGGCTTTCGTTTGCTCGTGGCCGGCATGCTTTGTTGGTAAAGAAGCTTCCGGCATGATTGCCCTGACGCGGCGGACGACTTCCTCGAACCGTTCGGAATAAGGCTTTCCCGACCATATGGTACTGGTTCTCAAAATCTCATCCTGCTTCAGGGCTTCATCCCAGGCTTGCGGATCGTTGCTTTCCCAATGGACCAGGTCGGGCGTATTTTCCTTGGCTTCGGCGACCTGCTCCTGGATACTCAACTGGGCTGCACGATCAGACTCCTCCTTTTCGCGCTTCAGTTCTTCGAGCGTTTTTTCCAGTTTCTCGCCTTGCTTCCGGCTCCCTTCAAGAACCGCGCTGATTACCTTGTACAGCTCAGGCATATCGCTTCTGATAAGCTCCAGGTGTTTTTCGATGGCATCGTCCGCCACAGCAGCATCTGTACCTGTCGCGTTATCTTTTTTATTCAAAAGCGCCCCAAGCTTCTCGGCGACCTTGCTGTTTTCCATCTGTGCGGATTTCAGTTGCTCGCGCAGCGCCGAGTTTTCCACGCGCAATTCCTTGTGTTTCTCGTAAGGAATGATTCCCTTGCCGCTCTTGTTCAGAACGACGGGCTCATCTTCATCCATGATGCTGCTTCTGCCACCGGGCACCCCTGTTCCCTCTTCCTGGTTGGGCTCATCTGCTAACGCTTGTTCGCCGAGAATTTCAGCAAGACGGCCTGGTTCGTTCTCCAGCATCTCGATCTGTTCGGGCGTAAGGTTTGCAATTTGCTCATCCGTAAGCTGATCTACTTCCATTACTGTTTCCTCCAACTGCTTAACCCAGTGAGCGGGCTGCCCGTACTAAACCGGGGCAGGGTTGATAAAAACTACGGTATCGCCGTTAGCGCGTGTTTACATGAACCATTAAAAAAGCCGCTCCAGGCGGCTTGGTGTGTTGATGCATGTGAATATCAGCCTTGCGTCAGCCCATAGCGCGGCGTCACCGTTACATCATCCACCGCGCCAATATTGGGAGGGTTATAAAAGTGCTTGCCGTTGAAATCCCTGCCGCCCAGATAAGTCCCTTTACGCACAAGCGCAGTGGACCGAGGCCGGTAATTGGCGTCAAGCTCTGGATTGGCAGTGACGCTTGTAGCGCTGATCTTGTGCCCTAATGAACTTCCAAAGCCCGAAAAAGCGTTATTCGATTCACCTGTCCAGGTTCCGCCCGAAACGCGTACCGAGGTAACAGCGCCAGCGGCGGTGAATATGTTATTGCGCACGAAATTCGTAGTTTTTTCAGCAGTAGAGCTCACATCCACTGCCATGGAACATCTTATGAACGTGTTGTTATGAATGTTCGAGGACTGTCCGGTCTCCTTATTGCCGAAGTGAATGCCGCAGTACGCATCCTCGATCACATTTCCGTATACTTCGATGTTTGTCGCATCGAGAATCGTGATCCCATTACCGCTATAATAGACACCCGGCACGCCCATCAGACGGGAGAATTTATTCCCGTACGCAACGCAGCTATCGCACCCGTGATCGAAGAGAATACCGGTTCCGTCTATCGTGCTGGTAGTTATATCCTCGCCAACGTTGTCAAATACCCGGTACGTTCCGTAAAACACATTAATCATGCCGGTGACGCCGCTTAGCCTGTAACCTTTATTTCTGGCAATGACGTTTGCCCCGAAGCCGTCTGTCGTCGATGGGCCAAAGCCACCTATAGCGAATCCCCCGCCGAGAGTTCCCATCATTTTTTGGTCGTGTATGGTGTTGTCGGTTATCCGGATTCCACTATTTCGTCCGTAAACACCTGTGAAAATTTCCATTGCCACTGCGCTGCAGCCGATAAACGCATTATTGGTTGCAACTATATCGGTCATCTTCGTGCCAGGGTTAGCGCCGGGCTGGACCCACATTTCAATGACTGCTCTTGTCGAAGAACACCAGATAAAGCGGTTATTCAGGATGCTCACCCGATTCAGCATCGTGAGGGGTGCGCCGGACGCGGCTCCTAACCAGCTAATCGCTGAACCAAGACTGCTACCAGACCCGCCAATAAAATCATTATTGCGTATGGTCAGATCGGTATGGGTTACATTACTTGTGTTGTCCAGGCTGATTATTGAAGCGCTACCGCCGTTGAGAACACATTTTTCTATTGTGACGCCGGTAATTGGGGCGGCAGCATACAGATAAATGCAAAAGCTCTTATTGGCCTTGATGGTGAGGTTGGTAATACTTGTGTAGTTTCGAGGAACCTGCAAAAACACCCCGCCATCTGCCGAGGCGATTATCGAGCCGCGATCCGCTGCGTAGCCGCCGCTAATTGTCACTCTGTTATTTACCGTCGCGCCATGATTGCCCACGGCGACAGGGGATGTGATAGCGTGTGTCCCGCAGACATAGAGCGTATCTCCAGCAACCACTCCCGCGCCACCCCAGACAATTGCAGACCAGCCGCCCCAGGCAGTTTCGTATGACAGGCCGTTACGCGTGGTCGAGTGACTTGTATCCGGTCTTACGTACCAGGTAGTCATCAGGCCCCCACAAAATGCAGAACGCGGAAGTATTCGAGCTTCAGGCTATCTCCGCTGTTAGCAAGCTGACCGGTGATCTCGACGTCGACTGGCTGGGAAAAGTCTATCGTGTACGTCGCGGGCGCTCCCGCTCCAGCCGCTGCATACCCATAATCGTATGGCTGTATCTGCGACATGAGCGAATTCCGGTTCGCCAGCACGATCAACGGCGCCTCTTTCACCGAAGTAGTACGCGTGGCATTGTAAACTGTCGCGCCGCCGAGCCTGACCTTCGCAACCTTGTTATTCGCACTACTCGTAAACGTCCATAGCGGCTCGATCTGGAGGATACTGTTGACCCCAAGTATTCCGGTAGCAATGGTGAACGAGGCCAGCACTTCATCAAAACCGGTCGATGTGCAAGATGCCGCGACAGCCGACCCCGCAAGCATTTCAACTGGCCGCAAGATCACCGGATAATTTTCCGCGTCTGCCGCGGCAATAAGCTGCGCCTCCGTTGCTGAGTCGAACCGCGCTATCGCGCCTTTCCCGAACCTGTGTCCTGCAACGGTTTCATCATTTAAAAACCTGATCATGTTTTCTCCATCACTAAAATGTGGTATTGGGGTGCTTTAACTGTAATTCTTCGATCTTCAGCTGGGCATCCACCTCAAACTCCTTTTCTTCAATATCCAGGTTCCGCTCTTTAAGGTCCAATTCACGCGACTTGTCAGTCAGTGCCTGTTGCGCCTTTACCAATTGCTCCCGCAATCCGGCCATAGCCAGTTGCTGTTGCTGCATTGCGGCCTGAAACTGCTCCCGCATGAGCTGGGTCCGCTGGTCCGCTGCATCCGCACCACCGACCTTTCGCAGCTGATCCGCCAGTTCATGCCGGTTAGGTACATCGGACAGTTCCAGCATGGCCGGATAAAGCACGGCCTGGTAAGCTGGCGGAGCCGACTGTACGATCTGGCTGAATGATCGCAATTGCTGCGCCCGAAAACTGGGCGTGGCAGGTATATCTTCCAGCACGACCTTGACCTGGGCGGTTGCGATATCGTTCTCCACTACCGGACCGGCGTCGGTAATCATCGAGCGATTGAAGTACACGGTCTTCTGGCCGGCGCCACGCTTGATCGCCACGGCGGTTGCGTTGCCCAGCATGTCCTGCTTGATGAGTGCCAGAAGCTGCTGCCCGACTATTCGCCGGGCATAACGGAAATTATCGTTGGGCTCCGCCAGAACGGTGGAGCCCTGCTCTACCAGACTGTTGATGGCGACGCCGCTGGTGGCCGTGGTATCCGCCCCCAGCATGGCACGGTATATGCCGCCCACTTCCTCGATTCTCCGCTTGCGCTCCTGCATCAACTGGAACACTTGCGCTGCAAGCTGGTGCTCACGCGTTACCTTGAATCCCGAGGTATTCCGGCGCTGGGCGTTCAGAACAGTCATCGATCGCAAGCTGCTGATATTCAGCGCGACTTCGTGGTATGAATTCTGGCTGAGGTCGAGCGCGTCATTGTCCACCTCGACTTTTACCGAATTCAGGACCTCATAGAGCAGAATATCCAGGTCGATAATCTGATCCTGTGGCCCGCGCATATCGCGAATCAACCCGTAGGGCGCTCTGCTGCGGTCTTTGCGAAAACACCAGAACGGAACATAAGGGAAATCCGTATTCGGCAACGGGCTTGGCACGTCCATCAATTTATGCGGTCCCAGCCAGATCGAGACGCGCGTTCTTGCGAGCAGCGATTTCTGTACCTGTACCCGTCCTTGTACTACCGCCATCTGATGGTACGGATTCTCCTCCCGGTATTCGATGGCTTTACCGTCCGGCAACGCCAGCACATACCCCTCCTCGAAATGCCGGTACCACAACTCGGAAAGCCTGACCATGCCCGAGCTCCGGTTCAGGTAATCCTGCTGGCCCTGGCCCCAGGCTCGCTCGATCTCGTAGGCTCTGGCCATGCCGGTGTCAGTTCCATCATAGACGTCCAGGTTGTTCCATCCGCACCAACTGTTCTGGATGAGCTCGGCCTGATCCGGCAGCATTAATGACGCTTGCAGGCGGTCCACCCATTTATCACGCCTCAGATAGCGCGCGTCGGACAAGTCCGGCTCCTTCGCTGTCCAGTCCCAGTAGATCTCGTTACGGTGCACTTCCCGCACGCGATACGGATATTTCAGCGGATCGAATTCCCGGGACACTTCAATCCACCCAATCCCGGCACGAATCATGCTGGAATAGGCGTCGGACATCGCGCGGTCAGCGCGTGACTCGGTTTCCGCCTCCTTGATCCGTGCGGAAAGCCCTTCAGCGATCTCGGCCTGGCTCTCGTCATCCGCGGTAACTTTATAATCGGTGCGACTACGCGCTTCCAGGCCCAGCACGGCATTGATCGTCGGCTTGATCAGATTCGAGTCCTGGGGTGGAATCCCAGCTTCCTTCAGTCGCTGGACCACCTCCGGGGTTGTCTGGGCGCCGTCGTAGTAATCGCAATCCGTATCTGAGTCGAGCCGCCACTTCGGCTGCTGGCGAATATCGCGGCAGATCTTGTCGTAAGCCTCGACCGATATATCCGAGGTGATTTTCTGTTCGATCATGCGCGCCACCCCTTCATGCTGACACCGCGCACGCTGGCACCCGGTTTCTCATCCTCCACCGATACAGCAAAATACCTGAACGCATCTGCGGCGTGGCTATGATAATCGTGTAATGGCCTGCCACTGAATTGCCTGGATTCAGGATCGACGTCGAATCGATAACGCCTCAAGCTTTGCAATCCTTCGGTACATTTCTGTTCGTCAAAATAGCAACGATTGAATATCGTTCTCCCGGCATTGATTCCGTCGGCAACTGAAAGATTCGGCACTATCCTCACCTTTCGCCCGGCCGCAAGCATGATCTCCTCGACGCTCCGGCCGGTTGCCAGCGTTCTGGCTTTTGCATCATGGGGCAACCAATCAGTACCATATAGATATCCCTTGTTTTGCAGCACGCTGATGTAATGTTGTATCGGCATCTGGTTGCTGCTGTAATAATCGATCAATCTGAGTTCGTTCCCAACCGCCTGGGCAAACCATATACTGGTGTTATCGGCCCACCCCAGGTCAAAGAAGGTATGCACCTGCTTTGCGGCATCGTAGGGCACGCTCCGGATGCGCCCTTCTTCCTGGGCAAGCCTGAGTTCTTTCGCATAGATCGCCCCGTCCAGCGTCACCCTGCAATTTCCTTCCCAGACGTTCAGGTAAGCATCGGGATCACGGGCTTTCAACGCATCTTTTTCCCGAAGCAATGTTTCGGGAAACCATGGGTTGTCATTCCAGTTGATCTTCACCACGACGGCGTCAGGCGGGGGAATGACGACAAACCGCTGATGCGTCTCGTCAGTTTCCAGTTCCGGGTTGTAAGTAACCCATATTTCCGATCTGTCTTTACGAATAGTCGGAATAAGCGTATCCCAGCTCGATTTGCTGACCGTCTGCGCCTCCTCAACCCAGACCCGATCAACGCCTTCAAACGATTTGATCTTGGTCACATTATTGCGCAGCCCGGCAAATATGAATTCGGAACCATTGGCCCCCCGAATCAGGCTGTTTTGTATCTCATAAAAACGTCCCAGTCCCGTTGCCTCGATCTGCGCCTGCAACAGGTGATGCACAGATTCAACGATAGAGTTCTGGAACTCTCTCGCGCACAGGATGCGCAATGGGGTAGCAGCCGCCTGTATCAATAACGCCCTCGCTACACCCCAGCTTTTTGCGCCGCCGCGGCCGCCGTACAGAACCTTGTATCGAGCCGGCTCGAACAGGAACCGGAGCTTGGCCGGAAACTCCGCCCTATGCGGGGCCATAACATGAGGTCCTTGATGCCCTGTATCTCGGTCCCATATATTTTTATATGACCTGTTTGCCGGCATCGGTTGTAGAGACAAAAGCCACCTCGACGCTTTGCATCGCCTGTCTTTTTGTATCACCCGCCTCGTGCGTTACTGGAAGTTTGTCGCCGTATTTCCTGGGCGCCAGCCTCGCGGCATACCATTTGCGCGCATCGATGCGCAATTGGGCGCGTGCGATAACCTCTCGATCTATCACTTGCTTGCCCTTTTCATCGATATAAGTATCTTTTGATCCGTCGTCGGAAATTTCGATGATTTCTTCAGCGTAAGCATCCACGCAAAGTTCTTTTGCGCGCAGATATTGCCGCATTAGATCTTCATCGCACGCCAACCAGTTCCATAAGACGCGTTGACTGATGCCGACTTCCACGCACATTGCCCGGGCCGATCTGCCAAGTGAAATACCAGCAAAAATCGCGTCCAGCAGTTCAGGTGTTTTAATTGTCGATGCGCCCTTTTTTTTTCCAGATACTGTCGCGCCTGCTTGATTCTTTGCCGCTTTTATTGAAAGCACTTCACGTTCAAATTCACTCATGATCCGGCTTTTTCAGCGCTCATCGCACCCTCTTTTTTTGTCTCTTTGTTACAGCCTTTCATGGCTGCGAGTAATTTAACCTCACATGCCCATCTCTCCTCGATTTCAGCACGCAGCGCCCTGTTGATGGCGACTGCATCATCTTTTGCCGAAGCACGATCAACCGCATAGGCTGATTTACATTCAGGTGGAGTCTCAACCAGACACGGCACAGCAATTTGTTTTTCGATTACCTGCGTCTGAATTACCGGTTTGCCAGCGCAACCGGCCAGCAGCGTTACAAATACCGACACCAGCGCGAGGCGGGCGTAGCGCGTCATCAATTGCATATAGACATACCTGAATGAATAAGGATTAAAAATCAGTTGATGTCGAACGCAGCAACACGGCACTCGACGGCCTCCGCCAGCACCTCGGCAGCATGCAAAAAGACGTGGGTTACCGCTAAATCAACGGGCGAAGCGTCCTTGATTAGCGCCAGGCAATGCGCGAGAAAGCGCATAGCTATTCCTATGTAACGGAGAGCAACGAGCATGACTCGGACCGATAGGCATCAGGCAGGGCGTGAGGAGCTCATAGTTACGCTATGCAACGATGGGGAACGCAGCATGAGCGCCAATCTCGACTGATATCAGGCAAAGCGCGAGAAGGCGCATAATTACTCTATGCAACAACGGGTACGCAGCATGAGCGCCAATCTCGATTGGCATCAGGCAAGGCGCGAGAAGGCGCATAGTTAATCTATGCAACGCCGAGCAACACAGCCTGATGCCAATCTAGTTATTTTGGCGGCGGCTTTTTACGTACTCTATCTGCTCGTGGGCCAATACCTCACATTGATATTCCAATGCTACTGGCGGAAGAGAGATTATTTTTTTTGCGTGGTTTGTGTGTTTCGCAGCAACCGACTCTGCGCGTCGCATCGCCACCGCCGCGTTTTTATCTCGCATGGCTGAGGCCGCCTCCAGCGCATCCATTGCGCTGCGCACGGATTGAATATCCGTCGCGCATTTGTCGTTCGCTGCCGATAGCACGGCGTTACTGGAGCTGAGCCGCTGTATCTCCGACGCGGACCGCCAATTGCTGACTGCAAAACCGCCACTAAAGGCAAGAGCGACAAAAATTGCGAGGACGATTGCTATAATCGCTGGACTGCTGATCAT